GAGTCAACGCTCGCTTGTTAAGCGTGAGCTTCAACATAGTTTCTATCCATGTGGCGTGGTGCTGAAAACAACATGGATGGGATTGTAACACAAGCAATGCCATCCGCAACTAAAAATCAACTATTTATTTGGGTTTACTTTCTAGCTGGACCCGAACTCTCCATCTGCTCTCTGTGGACATCCATCCAGATCCGTGAATATAGGACCAAGTATGCAGTCGGATCCGCTAGAATCCATTGCTGCAGCAGGTGGCTTGATTGTGTGCATCGGGAAGTGGCAGACGCCTGGCTCTCCGTCTATTATCTTTCCGCTTGGCGTCAAGCTCCACTCAGCATACTTGCATCCAACGCAAGTCTTGTTATCGCTCATGTTTTCCTCATTGTTGTAGGGGCAGTTTATGCATCTGTGTCCGCAGCATGATCCACGGGCTAATAAAAACTCTCTACTAAGCGGCGGCATTATCTCTTGGCCTTCAACCAATGTGCGAGGACAAATCTCTTTCCTTTGGTTACTTCCTCTACTTGATGATAGCTATCCTTAGTGTTCCTCCAGATACACGCTGAGCCAACCGTAGGATTCGAAATCCTTGTTCCATTGTCGAATACGAGATCACCTCCCTCGTAGCCTTCATTTAAAAAGTAGATGCAGGTGAACTCCTTCTCAGCTGCATCCTTGTGTCGAGTGAAGCTATCGCCCTCTGAGTAGCATATCAAATCACATTGCATAGGCAACAATTCACCTTCGTAATCCGGCGAACACTGATGAGCCAAGCCAAGAGTGTATGCCGACAGTTGCAATGAGGGCTTCATCTCGTGGCTCATCGCCTTGCGTCCAGATCGATATGTCTTGCGTGATCCCTTGCCAACTGATGCCTTAGTCATGAAGCCGGAATACATACCGATGATCTCGGCGCAGAACGCTGGAGGCATAACCCCCTTGCGAAACATGATCTCAGCCATTGCTGTCGCCTCCTTCTCTCATCTCTTCGTCAGGATTGACATCGGTGTTCATATCCAAGTGATCGAGCAAAATGCCCAACACGTAGCTCTGGATAGTGGTCTTTTCAAGTGCTGATTGTTCGACCAGAGAAGCCTTGATACTAGGCGGGACACGAAGGAAAACAACACTTCTTTCTTTAGGCATTATTAGATCCATATTTCTATGATGATTCGTGGATTCGTTGCATCTTTGCCACGAATCGGTGATAGTATAGTGACTTCCCTGTCGTCGTTCCAAACTCCGGCATCAGTTAGTCCGTCCATTGCCGACTTCATGCTGGCAATAAGGTTGTCTTGATCCATCTTTCGAGCAGTCTTATTGAGCATGGTGACTCGAACGACTGGCTGCTCTATCGGAAATGGGCTGACAAGATCCCCGCTAGGGTTGCCGAAGGCAACATCCCCGAGTTCCCCGATGGCTGTGAATGCCGCCCATCGAGCACGGCTTCTGTATTCCCTTGCTTTACTAGCCTTCTTAGCCCAGTGAACTCTTGCATTAGGTCGCAGCTCCTGCGGAGGCAAAGGCAACTCGATCGTCAAGACTGGCTTTCTCATGCTCGGGATTATAACAGCCTGCTAGCAGGTCGCAACCCCGATCTATTTTCAATCACCTTTTACTTTGTTTAATCCGTCTTCAGTTAGGCAGTAAGATATCCCTCCATTCCTAGATTGAACAGTGGCAACATATCCCTGTCGCTGAACAAGATCTAGCAACGCCGTATCCATCTTCTTGGCTTTCAGCCTGAGGAGTGGTGACCTTCTGTATAGATCCGACTCCCTTGCAGAGCTGGTCTTTGACTTGCGACTAAGGCTTGCAATACAGCTCAGCAGTTGCATTACATCCTTGTCAGCTTCACTGTCATGAACGTTCTGCTTAACTGCTGCTATCAATCTGCGAACCAGAAAGTTAGAAAGGCTTATCGCTCTGTCTATGTCGCATTTAGTAATCGAAGGCACACCAGTGCAGCTATGCTTCATCCACCTGCTGATCGCAAAAAGCAACGCGAACTTGGCAGTCTTCTCGTTAGCCCTCGACCAAAGAGAAAGCTCAACAGTCTGGCCTTCGCCGTCATGGTCTAGATTCTTGAGCCTGATGTTAAGGTCGTGCTCCCTGAATCTTGCCCGAGCTTCTGGAGTCCTTCCGACTTCTCGCCACTGAATGTTCTCAACTGTTCTACCATCCTCGGTTATCTCTAACTCAGCAGTGTCGGCGTTAGACTCTAGGTCAATGGCTTTCCACTGCTCTTTCAACGAGGATGGTGGATCAATCCAGTACTCTTCTGTCTCTGCCGAGAATGCTTTGATGATATCTTCTTTGGTAACTTCACCATGGAAAGAGCTGAAACGACCGATGAGTCCATCAGTGATCTTGTCACTGCTCATGGAAGAGAAGAAGCTGGTTGGTGTGGTTGAAGCGTAGAAGCTCAGGTGAGGATGGGCTACTGCTTCCGCCTCATCAACGACTTTGCAAGACCCCTTGTAGCTCGCTGAACTGCTGGCAGTATAGAGGATCTTGAGAGACCCTGCGATACTAGCCATGTAGTCTGCTGCTTTGTCGTGACACATGGCCTTGATAAGATCGGATGCCTCATCAAGCAGCACTCCGGTTGACTTTTGTCTTGAGATCAAGCCTTCCAAACCTGGCCCGCTGCTCAACTTATCAGGGCCAACAAGGTTACCCTGACCAACGTCAGCAAGGAAGCTCTTGATACAACGCCTTGGAGTCTCTTTACCACTTCCAGTTGGGGCGATGTTCAGGATGAACAGGTTAGTGCATGTCTGGTGCTTGGTGTTGTCTCGCCATCTTCGGCGGCAGCCGAGAGACAATAGGTGCAAAGCAGTAGAGAACGCGAGCTCAGGCAGCGGAATAGCTGAGTTGCTCAGCACCCAGTCCATGCAGTCCTCTAGCCATCCGCCGTCTCGCATTAGCCCTTCAGGGATTGATTCTACCTTGCCCTCGACGAAGTCGATCTCAGACGCGATAGGGAACTCAAGGTCACCGCCTTCTTGCTTTGCATATTCTGGGCGAGTAGCCTTCTCGATATGCTTAGTCACGAACTCAGGCTCGCAATATCCGCTGACATCTACCGACTGATCGCTCGACCCTTCCAGTAGAGCCTGAGCAGCAATGCTCATGTCTCCAGCGTGAAGCAGCGAAGCGTAGGCTTGGAACAGAGTAATAGACTTGTTGATCTGGAACGGAGTGTTAGGCGACCAGCAAACAAGCTGGATGTTTCCTGAAGGACTGCGGTCCCCGAATCGTCCGTTGGCCATCTTGGACTCGGATCCAGGTCTATTGAACTCATAGTAGCGACCATTCGAAGCAGGCCAAACCTGATAGCCCATGCTGCTCATCAGCCCAACCATCATCTCAGTTGAGTTCTCTGACTGATTGAACTTAGTTCCGACACTGTCATCGTCATACTCTTTGAACGGCAATGACCCCGACAGTCTGACCGGAGTCTCAGGTTCGGGAAGAACATTGACCAGATCGTTTACGCAGTAATACCTGCCGTCAGAAACTAGGACATCAACCGGCTCATTGTACTTTGCATTCACTGATCCAGCAGGGCGAAGCAGACGGTCTAGGTTCGATGTTGAGTCAAGCTTGCCATCGAGCCTGTCTCGCAGCATGTCCTCAAATCTCTTGAATGCATCCGACAAGAACTCACGCTCTAGTTCATCGCTGATAACAACAGGGTTCTCAAACACCCAGTAGCAGTGGAAGCCACCACTGTCGCCAGCTGAGTTGACGATCATGGTAGGTGGAGTGGGAATTCTATTTAGCGTTGTCAGTACACGGTCTCGGCTATGGAACTCCCCTTTGCCGGCGTCACAGTCCAATCCAAGAGCAACAACAGTTCTCACAGTTGAAGTCTTCCCTACGCCGTAGTCACCAACAGCGTCACTGTCTTGCAGGTTGTACTTGATGTAGTCTGGCTTGTCTCTTTCGCATAGATCTGCTGCATCACGCCACTTGTTTGCAGGTATTCTGTGCATGATCTTGCTTGGGCCAGACGTCAAGAATATATGGCCATCACCTTCTGCACAGCGTGAGTAAAGCGTCTCGAAGTAACTATAAGAACTCATTGCGTTACCTTGGTTCTATAAAAATATTGTGGTGTTTCCTCGGAGGCAAGATAACGATGGCACTAATTTGTGTCAAGCAGGAATCTTGCCTGTAAAACAAACAGGCGAATGCCATTCGCTAGAACGGAAGATCATCCTGCGAGTAACTGAAAAACGTCTTTACAGGATCTGGCTTCGCATTCCATCCGGTATATGCAACGATTCTATCGTAATCGCCTTCTCGCTTTATGTCTATGAAGGCAGGCGTGGCAAGCCCATTGTTGATTGCTATATGATAAGCGTCATCGCAATCAGTAGGGCAAGCCTGAACGCTACGCTTTCTCCACCAGCCCTCCGCCTTTCCTCTAGTCCAGCCGGTATGCTCTAAACAAACCCACTCGGATACAGTCGAAGTCAATGCGTCAAGACGGCTCCCATCGGAATCGACCTCGTAAACATCGTAATCAACTCGAAGCGTTCTTGGATCAGTCTTTGCTGCTCCACGTTTGGCATGGACATAGTATCGAACTTTTTCTACGTGCATCCTCCGAGAGAATGATCCTTCCCCACGTTCCCCGATGGCCTCGGCATCTGATTCGAGGGCAGGTGCGAACGACTCAGCTTCAGATTCATGGTTTGGATCATCTGCCTCTGGGAATCTGTATCGACATTCAGGGCAGGTCTTGCACTGAGCAGGGATACTGTTGCCACAGTTTGGGCAATTCTTCATTGGGCATTCGCCGTTCACGGCTTCGCCGTTCTTCTTCTTGAGGGCTTCTTCGCCGTACTCGTCAGAGTCGAGGGCTCCATGCCTAGCAAGGTTACCGCCGAAGTCCAGAAGCAGGCAGTCCTTCTTTCCTTCAGCCAACCGGAAGCCTCTTCCAGCGATTTGGTAGAACAATCCAGGGCTGGCAGTGCTTCGGCAGACCGCTATCAAATCTGTGGATGGGGCATCAAATCCAGTGGTTAACACATCGCAATTCACTAACCAGCGAAGCTCGCCGCTCTTGTAGCGATCAATGGTTGTCGCCCTAACTAGCGAAGGGGTATCGCCAGAGATCATACCAACTTCTTGTCCACTGATACGGCTTATGGTATCAACGAGTGCTTCGCAGTGTTCAATAGACACACCAAAGACAAGGCAGTGCCTACGCTTCTCGGCGTTCGCGACGTCAACGATTTCTTGGCAGGCCTCTATAACCTTTTCGCTATACACGTCGCTCATCTGCTTGCGATCAAAGTCGCCAGCAACCTTGCGTACTCCATCCATGCTGATCGTCTTGACGGAAGCAGCGCGAACAGGTGCAATGTATCCGTTCTGCAACAGCTCGGGGATTCCAGTGACATGGCATACGTCATCGAACTGCTCGCCATCTCCGTAGATCAATCCGCTGTCGAGTCGGTATGGAGTTGCAGTCAAACCAATCTTTCGCAGGCTAGGGTTATTGATGCGAAGACCATGGAAGAACTCATTAAACATGCCGTCCGACCCACGAGGGATGGTATGGCACTCATCGACCAGAGCTAGGTGCCTGAACCCGAAGTCAAGTGGTCGCTTGTAGACAGACTGGATGGTAGCGAAGATGACCTGATTGTCTACGTCCTTACGCTTTAGCCCAGCACAGTAGATGCCCGAGTCAGCCTCAGGTGCAATCCATTTTAGCTTCTCGTAGTTCTGTTCGACCAGCTCTTGTTTAGGTGCAAGGATGACCATTCTTCTATCAGCTTCTGAGATCTCTTTAGCGATCATTGCACAGATCAGGCTCTTGCCTGCCCCTGTCGGCTGAACACCAACGGCGTCCCCGCTGGCATTGGTTAGGTATTTCCAGAAGTCATCGACGCACCGCTGCTGATGAGGCCTTGGAACAAACTTTACCATGTATCTACTCCCGACTTATTCTTGTTTGATGCGGCTTCTTCAACAATCTCTTTGGCAGTCTGAGGCAGCACGAAGTTCTTGACCTCAGTGTAAGGCGAACCATTTCGATCCTTGTTAGTCAGCTCGATGGTGACCTCTTGTCCAACAAGCAAGTCCTCTGACCCGCACTTCTTCCAGCCTAGTGCGTTAAGCAGTTGCACCCAGCGAGTCTGGCCCTTCTTCTGTAGCCAAGTCTTTTGGCTTCTAAATATAATGGTGGCTGATATGCCACGACCTTTGTAAGCGCCCTCGGAAATTATGTGACGCAGGTAGAGGTACGTGTTGCCAGCAGACGACTCTCTGAATTCAGAGGCCTCTATCTTTGACTTGTACTTGCCGGCTGGTATTGGATCAGGGTTCTTGTCGAATCGTAGCTTCATTGCTTTGACCTTGGGTTAGGAAGTGATAACAGTACAAATGAATGTAACACAACGGCAACGGCGGGTCTTGTTGTAGACATAAAAAAGGGCAGCGAGAAGATAGATTCTCGCTGCCCCATAAACCACCGTCCCGAAATGGGCTTAGAACGGAGACTCAGATTCTTCGGCATTCCCCAACGCCTGATACTCAGGACTTTCGGCGATACGGTCTTGCATCCAATCTTGAAGGTCATCAAAAACCTCCCGATCGAATTCGTCGCCATCAAGTGTTAGGTACACTTGCTTCTCTGGCTCAGGACAGGTAGTGCCGTTAGGCAACTTCATAATCCCATTCAAGACTGCTCGTCCGTTACTGTTGTGAGTTACGCTCAACATGCATCCGACAGAAAGAAGATTCTTGATGTCGAACGCATCTTCGCCTTTGAAGTCGCTGTCCTTGAAAGGAGTTCCTCGCCAAGCCTCAAGGTGCTTGCGGAAGGTAGACTTGGGTGAACTGCTGAACGTATACTCTTTGCCAATAACAAAGTTCCGGCCATCACTCATCTGCTCCGAAGGAACTTCGAAGCCTAGCCATACCTTGCGACGAACAGTCTCGCGACCTTCATAGCTGTCAGTCTGAGTGCCGAAGTCGATTACCTGAAAGCAAGTAGCGACGTGAGTGCCGGCTGGCAATGCTCTGAACTCGGAAGCTGGAGTTGGCATTTTCATAACTAAAAACCTTCCTAAAAGGAGACGTGAAAACTAAAAACTCTATCACCATCATTGGTGACGAGTGAACATTCTACTGATAGCTTGCAACCATGCAAGACCACTTAACGGCTTTCTAGGATAAAATTGATCTGACAATTTTTCCAATGAAATCAAGGTCACCACACAATCCCATTACAGCCAGCAGGTTTGTGGATACACTGAGAACGAATGTGAATAATATCCTTAATAGCTTCTTCTTATTCATGCAGATCATCTTCCTCAAGCATGTCGAAGTTCATCAGGTATTTCTTTAGAGCTGACACCGCTGCCACCTCGTCGCCTGTGTCAGAGTCATATATGTCCCAGCACAAGTCGAGCAGCCGGTCATAGTAAACAGCCAATTCACGAAGCTGTTTTAGAACCTCTTCTGCCGGAGCGTCATCGATTCTTGGCTGACTGTCTTTGGCGTATGACAATATAGACTTTTCGTTC